GGACGGGGCGTTGATGGTGGAAATCCAGAGTTTTTCGAGGTCTTTAATGGTGGAGGATGCCGCAGCTTGATCGATAAACAGGGCCGCTTTTGAAGCAGGTAATCAAGGGGGCAGTTGCCTCTTCGAGACTGGGTAATAAAGCAGATGCTGCAGAGTTTTTTGATGTCAATATCAAGACCATAGATAAATGGATACGCAAAGGCGCGCCGGTTGTGCAGGTTGGCTCGAGGGGCAAGCAGTGGACCCTGGACTTATGTGATTTCGCGGCCTGGCATTTTGGCCGTGCTGTTGATGATCAAGAAGAAGACCCAGACAACATGCCAGCCTTCGAGCGCAAAGCCTGGTATGACGGGGAATACAAAAAACGTGATTTACAAATACGCGACAGGGACTTAATTGAATCGGCAGAGCTAGAGGCTGCGATTGCCGCGATGTTTTCCCAGCTATCGCAGAACATCCAGTCAATACCTGACAACCTGGAACGCCGCCACGGCGTATCACCCGCAGTGGCGGTACAAGTAGAGGAAGCACTGCTCGGCTATCTCGATGTCTTAGCCGATGAATTGCATAAATTTGGCCCTGCGGGAGAAGATGACGAGTGAGTTTTTCATCGCCCTATCCATTAATTCGGGAAGCATCAACCGCATTTCGACCGCCCCGGCGTTTGTCCGTCGCTGATGGGGCTGAGCAAATATTAACGATCAACCAGGCAGGCGGCTATTCCGGAAAATGGTCGCCCGATGAAGCACCCTATATGATTGAGCCAATGAACACACTGGCAAGCCGAGAACATGAGGCGCTGTGCTTTGTCGGACCGGCGCGTTCTGGTAAAACCATGGGCTTACTCGATGGCTGGTTCAGTCATGTCGTGGTGAATGATCCTGGTGATATGCTCATCGTGCAAATGACGCAGAACAAAGCGCGAGAGTACGCAAAAACCCGCATTAATAAAGCCATTTATAATTCCGAGCCCTTGCGTGAATTGCTTAGCACCCATGGCCACGACGACAATACTCATGACAAAATGTTTAAAAATGGCATGTGGTTAAAAATTGCATGGCCCAGCGAGTCTCAATTATCCAGCTCAGATTACCGTTATGTTGCCTGGACTGATTACGATAGAGCTTCCGACGATATCGACGGTGCAGGTTCTGGCTTTCAATTGGGACTGAAACGCATACAAACCTATCTAAGCCGGGGCATGGCGGTTTTTGAATCATCACCGGGACGTGATTATGACGACCCTTATTGGGTGCCGGAATTTCCCCATGAAGCACCGCCGGCATCGGGTATTGTGGGTATTTATAATTTATCGGATCGCCGCAGGCTATATTGGCAGTGCATGGATTGCCGTGAGTATTTTGAAGCTGCGCCGGGCCTTGATTTGTTTGCAACATTACCCGATGAGCTCGAACTGCTTGAGCTTGTCAGGAAAGACGATCTAACCGCATTAGCAGAAAAACATGCCTTTATTTCCTGCCGCCATTGCGGATCAGAAATTCAACAAAAACATAAACCCGAATTAAATAATTATAAAACCCTGCGCTGGCTGGGCGAAAATCAAACCGTTAATACCTGCGGTGAAGTACATGGTGAAAAAATAAAGTCGAATGTTGCCGGTTTTTTCCTCGGCGGAGTTGCAGCGGCTTATCAAAAATGGGATAACCTGATCCTTCGGTATTTGCAGGGCTTGCGTGAATATGCACTCACAGGCTCCGACAAAACACTCAAAGCCACGATAAATACCGATCAAGGGCTTTCGTATCTGCCTATGCATCTTAAAGATGATAAGGCGCAAAACGCAGAGGACAGGGCCGATGCACGTTTAAAGCGTTTTGTCGTTCCCGACTGGGCGCGTTTTTTAATTGGCACCGTCGATATACAGGGCGGTGTAGAATCGCGCTTTGTGTGTGAGGTACGTGCTTTTGGTGTCGATCTTGAATCCTGCGTAGTGGATCGCTTTGATATCGCCATGACCGAGCGCGAAGGCCTGGCATCCCGCGTTGATCCCTCGGCCTACACCGAGGATTGGGATATGCTGACCGATAAAATGGTTAATGCCACCTATCAAACTAGCGGCGAGCGTGAATTGCGAGTTTATCGCGTGGGTGTTGATACCGGGGGCGAGGCTGGTGTTACACCCAATGCCTACGCATGGCAAAAGCGTTTGCGAGCTGTTGGCTTGTCTGACCGCGTGTATTTAATTAAAGGTGGCAATCATCAGCAGGAAAAACCTGTTGTAAGAAGTTATGCACGTAACACAAAGGGAAAGCGCGAAAAAAGCACGCCGATTTGGCTAGTTGCCACTAATTATTTTAAAGATATCGTTACCGCCTGCATGCGCCGCGACGTACCCGGCCCTGGCTATTTTCATCCCTCAAAATGGCTGCCACAATCCTATTTTGCCGAATTGCGCTCAGAGACCCGTGACAAACTAGGGCGATGGACAAAAAAAGGCCGGGGAAATAATGAAAGTTTCGATTTATGGTGTTACTCCCTGGCCATTGTTCATGCCCTCGGCTTTGGACCGAATGGGAAACTTGACTGGACCAGCCCGCCGGATTGGGCGCTTGCGCTGGACGATAATAACAGTCAGTTAATTGCAAAAGAAGAGAGACAGATACGCAAAGTCTTAAAAAAAACCAAGCCTTTGCAAAATCAGCGGCCATCATTGGGCCGTGGAGGATGGGCGGGTCGCTTATGAACTCATTAATTGTGCTCTTAAAAAAAGCCCTGTGTGAAACCGGCACAGACGAAAAAAAAGCCCTGCAGATAGTAGAAACTATAATTACCTGGGGTGCCGAAAACGGACATGCCGGTGAGCGTTATTATTGGCCCTGCGCCTATCGGCCACTGTCAAAAGCCGAGCTGGTAACAGCCATTAAAAAAGATTTTACCGGGGCAAATATTCAGAGCTTATGCGAGCGTTACCGGGTTACGCCGCAGACAGTTTATAGAGTGTTGCGCCAGCCTTGAATAAGATCATTGTAACTGCATGGAGAAAATCATGGACACGAACACCCAAAAGACAACTGTGCATCCTGCAACAAGTGCCACTGGTGGAGTTTTAATTCTAGCGTGACCGGACAATGCAAGCGAAACCCACCAGCAGCGCACTTTGAGGATGGGCATTACTGGCCGGTCACAGGAAGGGGTGATTGGTGCGGGGAATTTAAGCCGATACTAGCGTATAAAAACGTGTCTGTGTAACGCATAAATTCAGCAGCAGAATAGCTAATTTAAAACAAGGCGAAGTCAGAGGGCTAATAGTTATATTTTGGAGATAATAATGAATAGTTTAGGCGATGCGTTGCCAGCAGAGATGATAAGAGTGAGAGAGATTTTATGGCACTATAAAGAGATAGGGGTGGCTGGGGTATTAGGCGCTGCCATGATAGAGAAAAGCCTGCATAATGCTGATAAGGCAGTTATTAGCGGCGACGTTTCTGAAATGGTAGTTGCATATAAAGACTTGCAAGAAATTACAGGGTGAAAGATATAACGCGTTAGTTAACTTGCTTGAATTGAGCAAGTCGTAATTAAAATCAAATCTAAACATTTTGGAATGTTTCTTCTGGGGATTGGATTATGAGAAACTCGTTCGAAGGATTTAAAAAGTATTGCGGTGAACATAACGTTGATCTGACCTCTGACCAGGAGGGTGCAGCGCGACAGTTTTTTGCGATTGAGCAAGCAGGAGGGAAAACAACCATGCTTGCTTATATGGCTTTGTATGATAGCTCGTTCAAAGAGGTGTTTTGTGAAGTTGGCAAAGATGCCAGACGTAAATTCACCAAAAACCAACTTCCTCAACCACCTGATCCGCCGCCTTGTAGGCAAATGAGAGACACTGTTTTTTTTGGTTTGATCGAAACTAAAGAGAGCAAGCAAAAGACGAGAGACTGGTATCAGAAGCACAAAAGGGATCGAAATGAATCTGCTAATTATTAAAATCACTGTAATTTGGGCTTCATCATTACGGTGATGAGCATTCTGTAAAAATTAAAGCGGCCATGCCCCGTTGGCTCTATATCTCGATATTTGCTTTAGTTTTCCGTGCATGTCTGATTCATCTAAAGCCCCGTCATGATCAGGGCATGAAGAAATAACTTTTAGCATACGAGATATCATTCTGCTTGCAGGTGATTTATCCCATTCATCGGCAGATTCTGCAAGAGTTTGGTAGATTTCTACAGCAGCTAATAACGATGCCTTCGTATATCCGCACTCCCCAATATCATAAGCATCGATATCCCTCGGGTTGTCGTCGATTTCCATATCGATAGCATCGAGCAAGGCCAAGAAGTGATGTGATGCTATTATAGCTTTTGCCTTGTCGTTGATGATGTACGGCCAAGTTTTACTGAGAGCGTTTGCGATAATGCAAATCGGTTTTATTGCATTTCGTTGCTGTGTTTCGTTATAGAAGTTTCTCATTGGGCAATATTAACACTGCAAAGAATGTACAGCCGCGCAATTAATCATTTTTTTACCTTAAAAATTTTGTGCGTGCTGCTAAGCTGGCGCTATAGAAATTCTATTTTGGACAAAGCATGCCGAGAAGAAAGGAATGGTATAGCATTAAAAATGCCGCATCTGGCCAGGCCACAGTATGGCTTTATGGCGATATCGGTGAAAGCTGGCATGAAGATACGGTAACGGCGCGAAAGCTTGTTAAAGAAGTCGCGGATATTGAGGCCAATGAAATAGTTGTGCGCATATCCAGCTATGGCGGCTCGGTGCCCGATGGCATCGCTATTATTAACGCCTTCAACGCACACCCGGCACAAATTATTTATCAGATTGATGCGGTTGCTTATTCCATAGCTTCGTATATCGCAACGGGTAAAGGCGCTGTGCATATGGCCAGCAATGCCATGATGATGATTCATGCGCCCTGGTCGTTTGCCGGCGGCAATGCCGATGATCTGCGCGAAACGGCGGATCAGCTCGATGCCTGGCAAGACATACTCGCACAGGGCTATGCCGATAAAGCCGAAAAAAATATTGATGAAATCAATGCCGAATTTTTCGTGGATGGTAAAGACCATTACCTAACCGCAGATGAGGCCGTGGCCTACGGCCTTGCTGATCATATTATCGAGCCCGTAAAGGCGGCGGCCTCATCAATTAAAAACATGCAACGCTTTCTGCAACCACCCAATCAACCAACCAATCAATCGATAAAACAATCGATGAAATCATCCAACACACCGGGGAAAAAGATCATGCCCAAAGCAACGGCTGCAAAACCTGCGGCAAAGCCTGACGCCACACCTGCAGCAACGCCTGCAGTCACACCAACAACTGCGCCCGTTGTCGAGGATCGTGCAGCGATTCTGGCTGCCGATAAAACCCGGCGCGCTGAAATCACCGCGAAATTCGAGCCCTTTTGTACTAATGAAACGGTAAGCGTGTTGTTGAAAGAGTGCCTTGATGACCATGAAATGTTGCCCCAGGCAGCCGGCGAGAAATTACTCGCCGCACTGTCAACAAAGGAGCAAACCCCAGCACAGGCTCCGCGTCAGCAATTTGTAGATCGAACGCAGCAGATTAAAGATGCCGCCGTATCGGCGATTATGTGCCGTGCAGGATTGGGTACGGAAGATATGCGTAAGGACGTTTATCAAGCCGGCATGAAAAGCTTTAACTTGATGGATTTTGCCCGACAGTCGATACAAAACTCCGGGCTTGATCTCAACCGCATGAGCCGGAAGGAAATTGTTGGCGCCGCGTTTACTCACTCAACCAGTGATTTTACCGTGTTGCTGGAAAATGTAATGCATAAAACGCTGGTGGGTGGGTATACCTCAGCAGCACTTACCTGGCAGCGCTTTTGCGCCACGGGCAGTGTGTCGGATTTCCGGCCCCACAATCGTTACATGCGCGGTTCGCTGGGTAATTTGCTCGGCAAAACCGAGTTAAATGAGTTCAAGCATGGCGATATGGGAGATGGTGAGAAGCAAACAATATCCGCTACTACCAAGGGCATGATTATTAGTATCAGCCGCGAAATGGTCGTTAATGATGACCTCGGGGCATTTGTGGGTCTGGCCGGTGATCTTGGTCGCTCCGCAGCCCGCACGGTTGAAGCCGATGTCTATGCCGCCCTGGCCTCTAACAGCGGCCTGGGTCCGCTCTTATCCGATGGCAATACTTTATTCCATGCCGATCACAACAATATCGGCGGCGGTGCAGCATTGTCCGTTACCGCCATTGAGGCGGATCGTGTGTTAATGGCTAGCCAGCTCGACCATAGCGGCAATGAGTTCCTCGATATTCGCCCGGCTAAACTGGTCGTGCCCATTGGCCTGGGCGGTACAGCCCGTGAAATTAATGCCCAGGAATACAACGACGAAGCGACTAAAAATCAGCGGCGGCCAAATGTGGTGCGTGGTTTGTTTGATGACGTTGTGGATTCGCCACGCATCACCGGCACACGTCGCTACCTGTTTGCCGATCCGGCTATTGCGCCAGTGCTTGAAGTGGCCTTTCTCGACGGCATGTCAGAGCCCACGCTTGAACAGGAGATGGGTTTCACGGTAGACGGCACCAGCTACAAAGTGGTGCTTGATTACGGCGTTGCAGGCATTGGATATCAGGGCGCTGTTACTGACGCAGGCGCATAATATCCTGCTACTTTAGTGCATGGCACTGGCTATGCACTAAACAGCAGCGCAGTGAAGAGATCGCGCACAACCAATTTAATATGCAGATGCAAAGCAAGAGGGTAAGGCAATGGCGACAAATTATGTACAGGCAGGCGACACAATTAACTGGGCTAATGGTAGCGGCTCTGATGTATTGTCCGGCGCGGTGGTCGCAATGGGGCAAACACTGGGCGTTGCGCTGGTTGATATTGCAGACGGTGCTAGTGGTGCAGTGGCAATTAAAGGCGTCTTTACCGTGGCGAAGGTGTCGGCGGCGGTTATTGCGCAGGGTGAAAGTTTAACCTGGGATTCATCCGTCGCAGAGTTTGATGATAATGCGGCCACACCAGCCACCGGTGATATTACCGGCGCTGCTGCGATGGCGGCAGAATCCGCAGGCAATGCCGTGACCAGTATTGATGTGCTGTTTACCGGCACACCCGGCACGCTTACAGCATAATCAAGTGCATAATCGACAGGGATAACAGAGGTGGGCAATGTGCCCGCCTTTTACCATGAGCACATTCGATGACAAGTTTACCGGGCGAGCCCAGGATATTTATCAAATGTTTGGTGAATCGGCGGTCTATAACAACGACGCTGGCGTGTTTATCGCCAATGTCACGATAATCCCGGAATTCAATTTAAACGAGGTCACAGCGGCCGGCGTGGATATTATTGGTAAAACCGCCATTTTTAGCGTGCGCAAGTCGGAAGTCGACCCGCGCCCCTTTCGGGATTATCAATTTGTTACCGGGGGAAAAACCTATCGTGTCGATGAAGTTTTTTCATCTGATGCACTGGAACATAAAATGCTGGTGATTGAGTGATGCAGGTAAACAATGGTGGTAAGAATGGTGGTAAGAATGGTGGTAAGTACTTTATGCAGGCCGGCAAATAATGCAGCCGCGTTATACCGTCGATGTTAAAAAGGCCGATGTCGACGAGGTTTCCAGCTTATTAACATTTGTCGGTGTCAATGCCGATAATGCGCTTCGCATCGCTATTAATAAAACCCTGCCGATCACTCAAACCGCAGCAAGCAAGGCGATTCGTAAAGAAGTTAAAATCAAAGCTAAGGATGTAGGGCCGGTATTTAAAAAGACATGGGCCTCACGGGCAAAGCTCGAAGGTCGCTTGAAAACCAAAGGCCGAGGCCGTTTATTATCAAAATATTCAACGGACCCAACGATACGCGGCGATAAAATGAGCCTGCTGGTTGCGCCGCCGGTGCCCACCAAAGGTATTCGCCTGGAAGTGTCACCAGGGCAACGTAAAACCCTGCAGGGTAGCCGCGAGGCCCAGGGTAAACCTTTTTTTCTTATTCTTCCCAATTCTCACAAGGTGGCGATTGCCCAGCGGCGCAATAAGCCAGGCGCCAAAGGCGGCCAGCTAAAAATACTCTATGGCCCGTCAATTTCGCAGGTCTTTAATAGTGTAAAGGCCGATGTTGGGGGTGAGGATATTTTGCAGGATAAAGTGCTGGAAGCCACCAATTATTTATTACGCAAGAAACACCCGGTGTAATTATGCCGACATCAATCCGTGAACAATTACTTGCCGCCATCACATTAGCTGTGGGTGGTGTCTACGACACGGAAATCCCCACGGATGAACGCGAGTTACCGATAACGCTAGTCTTTGACGAGCCNGAAACCGCGACAGACGACTATGATAATTCCAATGTAGTGCTGCCAGTGTCGATTGCTAGCGTTGCCGAGGCCGCGTCGCGGGACCAGACAACACAGCGGGCGCAGGCCAATGATTTATTGGCTATTATTATTGCCACTGTGATAACCAACGAGAATTTCGGCGGACTTGCGCAAGCGGCGAGCTATGAGGGCGGGGGGATATTGCTCAATAATAAATTTGTTGCAGCCGAAGCACAATTTTTAATAACCTACAGTTTTTTGCGAAACGACCCTTATTCGCAAAGTTAATAACACAAACGCATAGCCACAGGAGATTATGCAATGGGCACACCGATACTAAAATATGAGGCCGGGCAGGTTGCACAGGCATTTGAGGCCATGTCCGACAGCGGCGATAACACCACGTTTACCGCAACGTTTTCACCCGTCTCGAGCAAGAGCGGCTTTGAGCCGGTGATTGCACCCTACGGGCTATTGACCGGCGCGGTCATTACACCGAACACCGGCACCGATGAAGGCGTAACGGTTGCCGCCTTAACCGCCAGCATGGCCGGTGCCACAGGGGCAGACTCTGCGGGCGCGGTTAGTGTATCAACCGCCGATGTGCTGGCATCACGCGGCCTGACGACCGACACCCACCGCATTACCTCTATTACGGTCAGCAGCACACCGGCCATTGTCGCCATTGCGGGCATTGACCATACGGAATTTTCAGAAACGCGGGGCGCTGCCGGTGGCCCGCCCTTTATTCCCGATGGTTCCATAGAGATCGGCCAGGTTCGTTTGACCTCGATTACTGCCGGTGATGTGACAACATCGGAAATCTTCCAGGTGCCAGGCCTGCATCTTGAGCGTTCAGATAATCCGGTATCAACCCTCAATAGCGGTAACGGCGAGCTGACCTTTGCTAATGCACTTGATCTTATTCATACCGGCAGCATTCCCAAGCAGGTGTGGATTTCAGGGCATACGCCGCTGTTTTCACCGGTGCCCAATGTTTCCGATTTTGTCCCGGCCAAGCCGAGCTATAGCACCAACTCAACCGATACTTACGATGGCCCGGTGGGTTCATCCAGTTCAACATTGGGGCAGGGTTCGTTTACCTTCCAGGCCACCGATGGCATCACCGATCCGCTGGTGCAGCAGGAAGGTGAAACCCTGTGGTTTGAGTTCCGCCCGGATCGAAATGCATCATTCCCAAAGCAGTACACCCAGGGCGTATTAGGCATTGCCATTACTAACCCGGTGCAGGGCAAACGGCCGGTGAGTTGTACGATTACCGCTGATGCCAAAAGTGTCGATGTGCTCTCTTAAATAGATATAAGGATAAGAGGATTCAATGCACCTCGATAAATTTTTATCAAAGGCCTATACCGCGAGAACGGAGACAGTGCCCGTCCCCGAACTCGCGGACTATTTCGACGATGGCGAGCCGGCCGTGTGGGAAATACGCGGCCTGACGGCGGCGGAGCTGGCCAAAACAAAAAACGCCAACGACAAGGCGGAAACCTTTCGCGCCCTGCTGGGCGCCATGGCCAACAACGAAGAAAAAACCGAGGGCATTGCCAAAGCCCTAGGCATTCTTGATGAAGATGTACCCGAGGATATTAACCGGCGCATAGAGTCGTTGATTATCGGCTCGTTAAACCCGGTGATAGAGCCCGGCATGCGCGATGTGATTGTAAAATTATCTGAAACGCATCCGGTAGTTTTTTACAATCTCAGTAATAAAATTGATAGTTTAACAGGGCAGGGCCATGAGCCGGGAAAGCGGAAACCCTCTGGTCAGACCCGCTAATAAAGGCTGCGGTAGCAATATGCGATCGTGTGGGCAAATTATTATATGAGACGCGCCCCGATCTGTTCCCCGAGGGGTATTTAACGCAAACAGAAACCGAAATCTGGGCGCTATACATTGCCGAGCAGAACCAGAAGATAGAGGCAGCCAATGGCGGACGCTAAACGCACGATTGAAATTGTTTACAATGGCGTCGATAAAACCGCATTAGCCACGCAATCCGCCATTCGTAATACATCATCATTGGCCAGCGGCATACAAACCGCCACACAACCCCTGTCAAACCTTGCCGTTGGCGCCTTAAAAGTTGAGGCGGGACTATTGGCCGTGGGTGCGGCTGCGACAGCGGCATCGATTGTTGTGGCCTCGGATTTTCAGGGTGCCGCCCTCGATCTGCAAAAAGTCCTCAGCGATACTGATTCTCTCGACAAATACAAAGACCTGGCAATTGAGATTTCCAATAATTACGGCGTGGCGGCAACGGAAGTGCTGCGCTCAATGGCAAATTTTAAACAAGCGGGCTTTGTTGCCGAAGATGCCGTTAATCTAACAACCAATGCTCTTGATTTGCTCATTGCCGGCGATGTTAGCGCCTCAGCGGCATCAGATTTGCTGGTTGCCTCATTAAAAGGCTTCGCGCTAGAGGCTCAAAGTGCAGGCACTATTGTTGATCTACTGAATGCGGTTTCGGACAAATACGCGACCAATCTCAATGAATTATTAATCGGTTTCTCTCAGCTATCGCCAGTGGCAAAACAAGCCGGTCTTTCACTGGAAGAAACGGCGGGAATTTTAACGCCAGGTATTGAAGTTTTCCGCAAAGGGTCGGATGTTGCAACCGCCCTCAAAACGTCATTAATTAATCTTGTCAGTAGTACCGCGCCGGTAGAAAAGGCCTTTAAACTGCTGGGTGTTTCGCAAACCGATAGCAACAACCAACTGCGTAGTGCCAGAGATATTTATTTCGACGTTGCCGGGGCGTTGCAAGGTGTCGATGATAATCAAAAACTCTATATTGCTAGTTTAATTGCGGGTAAAGATCAGGCTGGGCGATTCCTCGCCGTGACCGAGGGATTAAACAAAACCCTGAGAATATCTGGCGATAATTTCGATTATGCCGGCAGTGCTGCAAAAGAAGTGGCTATTCGCCTGGGTTCCGCAGAGGTTGCCGCAGACCGCACCAAAAATGCTTTAGTTAACATGCTTATTGCTATTGGCTCGCCTTTTCTCGATGAGTTTACCGGGGTGGCTAATGCCATTAGCAATATATTTAAAGCGGTTGGGCAGCAGGCTACAAGCGGCCAGCTAAAAGACTTTGTTACCTTTGTTGAAGGCCAGATGAAGGGTCTGCAAAAAACCCTCGAAGACGTGGCGAAAAACTTACCGGCAGCGTTCAATACTGCAGATTTAAGTGGTTTTACTAAAGGGCTAACAGCAATCACTGGCGGCCTGTCGGATTTATTCAAAGAAATTGATTTAACGACCGTTGATGGGCTTGCCAAAGCAATTACGCTGGCGGGTAAAGCGTTTGAAGGTTTAAGCCTGTTTACAGCGGGGGTGATCCAGTCATTCGGCCCGCTGTTTGATTATTTCGTAAAATTAGCAACCAACCTTGATATCACTAATCCTTCGCTGTTTACGGCAGCCGGCAATATGGCCGGGCTGGCCACACAAATGAATCTTCTCGCGACCAATGTCAACGCCTTAATCCCGGCGTTGGAGGCATTGTTGGGTATTTTTATTTTACGGCAGGGCGTAGGCCTTGTGGGTGGTGTGAAATCCCTTTCAGGCGTGCTGGGTGGTTCGGCTGGGCTGATCAAACAACTCGGGCCTGCTGGCTTGGTCGCGGCGGCGGGCACAGCCGGTTTTGCCGTTGGCACATCATTGAGCGATGCGGTTGGATTTCTGCGGGATAAATTTACCGATAGCAGAATACCACTCGACCAATTTATTGAAAAAATTATCCGCTTGGGTGATGAGTCCGATTTGATGAAAAGCATCGCCAATGATACGGCGGGCGGTATTAAGGGGATCACCATAGCGGCAAAAGATACCGATGGCATTGAAACCCTTGCTGAAAAAACCAAAGAACTCAGCGTTTCCTCTCTCGATGTCAGTTTAATTTTGCTCAATCTAAAAACCAACGTGGTCGATGCGGGTATAAGTTTTAAAGATTTTGCCGCGTCGAATCACAGTCTGATTGCCGCACAAAATGGTCTGCGACCGATTTTATCCGATACTCACGACACCATTATCGGTTTTGAACAAGGGCTAATGGGCGCGGCTGATGAAGCTGATACGTTATCGCAAGCATTAATAGGGGCGGTGCCAATCTATGATGATTTGACCGGGAAAATTATAGGCTATGAGCAGGGATTAATTGATAGCGGCAATGCATCCGACGCGCTGATCATTAAATCAGCCAATGCGTCAGGAGCAATATCTGACGTTGTTGGTGAAACAAAAAAAGCAACGGCGGCACAGGAGCGCTGGAACGAGGTGATGCTCAAGGCGAAAGTTGACCTGCAAATTGCTACAATTCGCAGTGAAACAGCAATTGCAGTAGCTGAAATTGAGGCGGGAGCGGTTAGAATCCAGGCGGCCTATGATTCGGTTAACACCACGATCACCAACACAGGCAGCGTTATTACCGATTTATTCGGTTTAATGGCAGCCAACAATTTATCATTACGCCAGCAGTTTGACGTACAAAGGCAGGTCGATATTGAAAACGACCGCCGACAGGTAGCACTGGATTTACAAAAGAAACTCACCGAGGCACAAATAAAAGAAATGAATGCGCGAGCCAATGCACTTGCCAGAGGTGACGGTTTAATTACCATACAGGGTGACGGTTTACAGCCCCACTTAGAGGCGTTTATGTGGGAAATCCTGCGCACGATACAGGTGCGGGTTAATGCCGATGGTCTTGATATGTTGCTAGGCGCTTAAAAATGACAGTTTTGCGGGTTTATCTATCAACACAAAATTATGATTTATTCGGCCATGTGATTATTGATGCCCTGGCGAGTACAGATTTTGGCGAAGTCAGCCGGCGTACCAGCGTGGTGGCCACACTCGATGGCGGGGTGGCGGTGAACGATGGTGGTGCATCTGAAGCGGATAGAACCATTGTTTTAACATGGCAAACAAAATCAAAAACATACGAAGATAACATCAAGCGAATTGTTAGACTCTACGGGCGGCTGCATCTATCCACAGATGAGGGTTTTTTTGTGGTGGTGCCAACGACTTACCGGCAATCTGAGGCGGAATCGAGTTTAACTTTGCGCGTCATTGAGAAAGTGAGCTGAAAAAGTAAGCTGAGAAGGTGAATTGACATGGCTGTTCCCACAGTAGCGACCTATTCCGTAACGGCCCTGAGCGCGGCGAATACCAGTTTTGGTGACACCATCGACGGTGCCGCCACGGCAGGTACTCTCAAAATACGTGACAGCGCTGATGCACTGCTTGCAACGATCACGCTGGACGACCCCAGTTTTACTGTTAATGGCGGCACCGGGCAGGCGACCTTNACCGCAGACTGGGGTTTTCTCGGCACGGCAACCGGCACTGCAGCCTACGGTGAGCTGTGTGATGGTGATGATGAAGTTCATCTTGCATTACCAGCAGAGGAGGGCATTGCGGCGGTTAGCGGTAAAATGGTACTAAGTTCGTTAAGCATTATTACCGGGCAGGTTGTGCAAGTCATTTCGATAACCGTGGGTTNATGTTATCGATTAATGCGGTTGGATGATGCAAGGGGGAATTTATGCCAAAAAAATACATTTATTATAATAATTATGAAACCGAAACCTCGATATTGCTGACTGCAGGTGGCACCACATTAACCGTTGATTCGACCGGCGATCTGGTATCACCCACAGCAACCAGTTTTGATGTGCTGCTGTTGACCATTAGCCATCCTACCGACCCGGCGATTTATGAAATTGTATCAGTGACTGCCGTAACGCCAACCACGCAGATGACTATTGTGCGTGCCCAGGAAGGCACAACCGCATTGGAGTGGCCGATCGATTCCGTGGTCTCGGCACGGGTAACCGGCGCTATGTATTCCGCTTATGCAGGCGGCCTGGCCGATGGCGAGGTGGTGATTAAAGGCTCGAATGTCGATGTTTCAAAAACACCCAGCGATGTGACCTTTATCAATAGTGAGCGTTATCCGGCGGTCGATTATCAGCGGCATATTGGCGGCTATGATTATATTGCACCCTTTGAGCTTTGGGGCGGAGCGGCGGCAGATGCAGGGCGTGCCGCACGAAATACCGTGCAGCCGGTGACTATTTATAGCGACCCGGTTAATTTAGGCAATTCGCCCACCTGGCAAGCCAGCACTAGCTATGCCTATGGGCGCGTTGTCTTCCCTACAGTTGATAATAATTTTGCCTATATTGCCACTGCCTTTGGCCCATATTATAAAAGTGGCACATCCGGTGATACAGAGCCGACATGGCCAACAACCGAACTGGCCACGGTCGTTGATAACGGCGTGACCTGGGTGGCTATGCCCGATACCGTGGTACAAATGAATATCCCTTTTGGCATGATTTTTTATCCTGAGTCGGTAGGGTTTATATGCAAGTGGCAAAGTGGGGCTGTACAGCCAACCATTCTTTTTAGTGGTGATGGCGACGTTGGTGGTTGGGTAGATTCAGTGCAAACGACGAATCTAACAGATAGCTACATGATGCAAAAGTACGATGTGGAGCTAGGCGCCCAGGCATCTACAATCTTGGATGCAAGGATAGAAGTGCGGGGAACTGGCGAATATCTCGGTTGGTACTTCTGGACGGGCTTTCTTGTCGAGTGGTGAGCTAGAGCTAATGCATAAGCAAGTCATGCAGATCGTGGGGGTGGGCTGATATGCCAAATACATCCGCCATTAATGCCAGTGCGATTAACGGGGCAGCCGGAGCAGCGGCAATACCTGACCCGCTAGATCTGTATCTGGCAGCGCCATCACCGCTGGGTATCCCGGCCATTTTTGGCTATATGGCGATTGGTATACAGCAGGCGACAACAGCGCCGCTGGGCCAACCCGCTATGCTGATAAATCCGAACATATCAACATTGGTGCCGGATGATGCGGTGATCAATTATCAAATGGAACTGGGTGGCCAACGTATCCCCATATCGTCCTGGCAAGGCACGCTCAATGCGGAATCATCGAGTTTTCTACAGGCCGTGGTACCGGCTTGCGGTCCCTATATTGCGACGATTACTGCAGAAATTGGCAACACCTTTATTATTTACAGGCAAGCTACATTTGATGGCACAACGCTAGAACAGGAAATGGTGCGCAGCATTATCGACGTACCGCGAACCGATCAGGGACCAACGAATTACACCTGCACCATCGCCGGTTACGATGCAAGTTTTATGCAGGCATCGGGAAACCAGCCGACCACAGAACTAAAGGATATACGCTCTATTTCGACCTATTCCGGCGGTATTCGCGTAAGGGCGGCGATCGATTGGGTGTTGAGGCCAGGAGCCAGCGTATCGGCGAATGGAAATGTTTTCACCGTGGGGTTTATTAATTATATTGTTAATAGTTCATCGGCCTATATGGACATAGGAACTTAGGAGCACAGGAACTTAATTACGCATGGGCAAGGCGACAATTACCGACAACAAAGGCAACGGCCTGTATCAGATTGCAATTGATCTGGGCACCGCCGAGCGTGATGCGGAGCTGAACAGCATAGCCACCCGCATTGTTGAGCTTGATGCGCTTACCATCACAGCCACTGCTGATGTTGCGTCTGCCAGTGCCGAGAATGATGCCGCCGTGGTAATTTTGAACCAGGCAATTGATGCGTATAACGCCAATCCACAGCTTGGCGTGAGCGACGTAACAGCCGCAACCGAAGCAACTGGCAAGGCAAACGAAGAGCTGATTGTTGCCAACATCCACTTGACCGAATTAACGAATGAACGCGATATCTTGCTTCAAAGAAAGGTTGTTCTTGAAGGCTTGAACTTGCAAAGCAGCCAGGAAGCCTGGTGTGCGGATTACACCGGCGATGCCAGTGGCGAAGTGGCGACGATAGAAATACCGGGTGAAAATAATAAAGTATTGATTTTACCGGGTGCAAGAGGTGCCGCGCCGGCCGATGGCTATTTATTAAAGCGTGGCGTGCAAGATCCCAACCAGGCCTACTATAACGCGGCGATTTTACCCGGCTGGCAAAAGTTTAAACC